AGAAAATTCAAGAGAATAATCCGCGCCTGCCCCGGGCTGGGCTATAAAGAGCTCATCGACATCATTGTCACTTGCCGTTTTTAGGTCTCCCATATGTTTAATCCTTTTCGTCGGTTCGCCGACCCTTTTGGCGTGCCGGATGCGCGCCCGCCTGCAAACACGCCACCGGAGCGCAAAGCCGCGCGGCCGCTGCTCGCCCCGCATCTGCCGCGCAGCTCCGGCGCGCCATCACAAAATTATGCCACGCTCTGCCGGGATGGATTTGCGCGTAATCCCATCGCGCATCGTTGCGTGCGCCTTATCGCGGAGAGCGCGGCGTCCGTTCCGCTGCGCAGTTCCGACGCGCAGCTGTCGCAGCTCCTGTCGCGGGGCTTGCCGGGGCGGAGCGCGACCGAAACGCTGGAGAGTTTTTACGGCTATCTGCAACTCGGCGGGAACGCGTTTTATGAAGCCGTGCTGAGCGGAGAGGAACCTATCGCGCTTATTGCGCACCGCCCCGACACGATGAAAATGGGCACGGACGCCAAAGGCAAAGCCACGGGCTGGACGCAAGAGGTGGCTGGCCGCACGCGGCGCTTCCCGCGCGATACTGCGACGGGGCGTTGCGCGTTGTTTCATATGCGCCTGTTTAGTCCGGCGGATGATTGCCATGGTCTCTCGCCATTATCTGCCGCCGCGCAGGCCGTGGACTTGCATAATCGCGGCGCGGTTTGGGCGAAAGCTTTGCTGGAAAATTCGGCGCGTCCCAGCGGCGCGCTGGTGCATGACCCGGCCTCGGGCGAGCGCCTGACGGATGAACAATTTGAGCGGTTGAAATCAGAGCTGGAGACAAATTTTTCCGGCCCCCGCGCGGCGGGTCGGCCTCTCGTATTGGAAGGCGGGCTGGATTGGAAAACGATCTCCATGTCGCCGACGGATATGGATTTCATTCAACTGCGCCGCGAAGCCGCCCGCGAAATTGCGCTAGCGTTCGGCGTGCCGCCCATGCTGCTCGGCCTGCCGGGCGATAATACCTACGCCAATTACCGCGAGGCCAATCAAGCCTTTTGGCGGCAGACAATTATCCCGCTGGTCGCGAAAACGGCGGGCGGGATGCAGGGCTGGCTGTCCGGGTTTTTCGGGGAGGGGGCCGCTCTGGTTCCCGATCTCGATGCCGTGCCCGCGCTCGCAGAAGAACGCGCCGTGCTTTGGAAGCGATTGTCGGATGCTCGGTTTATTCGCGAGGACGAGGCGAGGGTGCTCGCAGGTTTGGAGGTCAAGATATGACCGAGCCACAACCCGCACCAACCTACCGTCCGTTCCAAATGGACCGGACCGTGACCTTGGGTCTCGTCTTCACCCTGCTCGTCCAAACTGCAGGCGGCCTCGTTTGGGCGGGTTCCGCCGCCGCGCGGCTTTCTGCGTTAGAAACTGAGATGGAAACGACCTCCGCGATCTCCGAACGGCTCGCGAGATTAGAAGGCCTGACCAGTCAAATGGCGCAGAGCGTCTCGCATATTGAACGGGAATTAATTCATGACGAGTGATTTATTTATCTCGGGCTATGCGAGCCGTTTTGATGCGCCTGACCTGTCGGGTGATATCGTGCGGCGCGGGGCGTTCAGCGCTTCGCTGCTCTCGCGCAGCGATCCCTTTCCCATGCTTTTCGGTCACGAAACCAACACGCCTGTGGGTGTCTGGGACCGCGTTGTCGAAGACGGCGAAGGCCTCTTTGTCGCGGGCCGCATTTTGGACGCGCACGGGCCGACCCGCCGCTTGGTCGAAACCCGCGCGGTTAGCGGCTTGTCCATTGGCTACCGCGCCAAACGCTTTGGGCCGCTCGCGTCAGGCGGGCGCAGCCTCACTGAAATTGAACTCTGGGAAGTCTCTGTCGTCGCTTTCCCGATGCTCCGCACCGCGCGGATCACAATCATTGGCGACACATCTGAAACTAACGCACCCGACAAAAGGAGAATTGCGTGAAACCCGAATTAGAAACTAAAACCACCGGAGATTTGCGGCAGGCAAAAGCCGATTTCGCCGCTACCTTCGCCGCATTCCGTGAAGCGAATGATAATCGTTTAGCGGCGCTGGAGGCGAAGTCCTCCGCCGATCCGCTCCTGACCGAGAAAGTCGACCGCCTCAATGCGGCGCTGGAAACGCAGACCAAGCGAGTGGAAAATCTGACGCTGGCTAACGCCGCTCCCGGCTTTGCGGACGAAGCAAAATCCGCCGACAGCCAAGCTTGGGCCAGCTTCATCCGCACGGGCGAAACCTCAGCTTTAGAGGGCAAGTCCATCGCCGCCGGGGATACGGACGGCAGCCTCATCGCGCCTGTGGAGACGGAAACCCGCATTGACAGCGTCTTGGCGGAAAGCTCGCCCATGCGCCGCCTCGCGACCATCCGCACCATCGGGACCTCGACCTTCCGAAAACCCGTCAGCACATCCGGCGCAGCGTCGGGCTGGGCGGGGGAAACTGAAGCCCGCGTCGAGACCGACACGCCAACTCTGGAGCTGCTCGATTTCCCAACGGGCGAGCTTTACGCCATGCCCGCCGCGACCCAGGCTTTGCTGGATGACAGCGTGGCCGATGTGGATGCCTGGCTGGCCGAAGAAGTGCGCGACGTCTTCGCCGCGCAAGAAACGGCGGCCTTTGTGGGTGGCGACGGGGTGAACAAACCGAGCGGATTTTTGACGGCGACAGGATTGGGCGCAATTGAACCCGCGCAATTCGACACGGATGGCTTGCTCGACCTCATCTATGAGCCGCAATCCCGCTACCGTTCGAACGCCAGTTTCGTCATGAACCGCCGCACAATCAACGCCGTGCGAAAGTTCAAAGACGCGGACGGCAATTACATCTGGCAACCATCATTGGCGGCTGGGTCGCCGTCAACATTGCTCGGCTATCCGCTGGTCGAGATGGAAGACATGCCGGACATTGGCGGCGGCGCGAAATGCGTGGCGTTCGGTGATTTCCGGCGCGGTTACCTCATTGCCGACCGTCAAGGCGTGCGGGTATTGCGGGATCCATACTCTGCGAAGCCATACGTGCTGTTCTACACAACCAAACGTGTGGGAGGCGGCGTGCAGGACGCCGAAGCGATTAAGGTGCTTAAAGTCGCTTAGAGCATTTCACCTCTCCTCGGGGAGAGGTCTGCGCGGCCCTTTGTTTGCTTGCAAACAATCGGCCGCTGCGGGGTGAGGGGAATACGCAGGCGACAGCCTGCTGCCGTCCTTACGGCAAATAAAGAGCGCCTGACGGCGCGCATATTTGCCCCTCACCCTGCAATGCGCGACGCGCTGCAGACCTCTCCCAATGGGAGAGGTTGTTGCTTTTATATCTAAATTGTTTGCGGGCGTTTAGCGTCCGCTTCTCCTATCGTAAATTTCGAAAGTTCATCGATTTGATTTCGCCGATTGAATTGCAACCTCTAACCATTTTTTATCATTCTCTAGGTCTTCGATTGATTGCTGGGGACGTTCAAAAACAATGCCGTGGTTTTTAGGGAGTCGTTGTTGTTTTGAAATAATGAGTATACGCCCATAGACATCTGAAATGTCCAGTCGCTCATGCGCACAAAATTTTTCAAAAACTTCTTTTTTTCCAAGTTCTCCGATGTCCCCTTTTGTATAAAATGGATAATAAAAAGCTGGCAAGAGAGGTTCCGCTCGCGGTGGACCAGTTGTGCTCTCTCGAAAGTAATATTCGACATCTCTGTTGTTCTTGTTGTTTAGCCAATCTTGTTTAGTTTCTATGATAAAAAAATTCTGTGTCTCACAAATAGTGAATTCGCTTACTCCCAAATCTAGGAAGCTGTCGCTAAAAATGCCCACTATTGTTGACAGAGGGTTTTTTGGAACACCCAAGTAGTTTCGAGGATCGCCCAGGTACATCCAGGGCCTTAACCTTATAGCCTCTACGAATGAGACGGTTCGAATATCGGTGATATCATATTTAGACATGGTGAAATCTATCACATTTGCACGTGGTCTGCGAACAAGTATTTGTTGAAGTTTTAACAAACCTCTCTTCAGACCGGAGGCCGACCTAGACTAGACCATTAAACCCGACCGAACCATTTCACGGTTCAATCCCTAACCCAACCCGCCCAGTGCATTTCGCGAAAAGCGAATTGCACGGAGTGGGTTTTTTTATGCCCATCCCACACAAGGAAACTCTCGCCCATGACACTCACCGATCTGTCCCCACCGCCCACCGCCGCCGTGTCCCTCGATGCGGCGAAAGTCTTTCTTCGCATTGACCACACGGACGAAGACCCGCTTATCACCGACCTCATCGACGCGGCGACGCGGCAGGTTGAGGACCGTTGCGGCGTGAGTCTCATCACCCGTCCGCAGCGCTTTACACGCGAAACACCTGCGAGGACGGATAAAGGTCCCGGTGTTTATCTGACCCGTCATCCTGTTCTCTCAATCGAGGCGTTGGAACAAAACGAAATCTCTCTGCCCATTGACGGTAATTTGCGCGCGCGGCCTGT